GTGGGGGTCTCTCTTCTTGAAACCGTCAACACTTAACGATTCCACAGCTGCTGCATAGATTTTCGCTTTGCGGCCCCGGTACAGTTCCCGGAATTGAATCCGAGTCATCGGGGCGGTCGAGGGCAAAAACTTCTGCAACGCTTCTTTAAACGGAAGAAGCAAAGCTGAAAAAACTACATCACTGGCTGGTCGGGGCGGAGGAACAAATTCCCCCTTGGCATTCTTCACGAAATACACTCTCTCCTTCACAGCCCGCTCAAGGGTATCGATACTGTTAGCATTATGAACCGAAATCTTAACTGGGGGAGCTACGCCCAGAACAGTTGTAAAAGTTTTCGGTTTGGGTTCCCCTACTTTTCTAGTCACTTCCAAGTCGGAGTGGTCCGGGGCCAAACTGCGTTTGGTGACCACCCCAAGTGACGAAACTAGGCAACCTCACTGCCCCAAGGTTGCCGTGTTATCGGCAACCCTCGGCAGCACTGCATGCTTGAAACCGCGCCAACCCCGTTTAAAGGGGTTGCTGGTATATTCCAAATTCGCTCGGGTGAGCTGGTCGCGCCGCATTGCTACGGCTCGAGAATTGGCTATGCGGGCATGAAGGATTTCTTCTTCACTGGGAATGAAGGCGTGGGCGACTGCCATCCTAATGACATGTGCTCGATCACACCTCCGGATATCTTGATTAGCTGAGACCTGTTGGCAAACCCACCGGGTAATAGCCAGCTCGTTAGCCTCTGTTCGTGCTCTCGGCGCAAACTTAAGGCGAGCTTCGCTGCCAATTAAGACAGCTTCACCACGGTAGGAAAAAACTTCGAGGTCCTGCCTCTCAGTCAACGTCTCTTGTGCCAAATCCTCCAATGTTCGAGTCAGGAAACTATTGCAAATCCAATCTAGACCGTAACGAACGGCCTTGAAGGTTGCTCTACGGAGTTTCCTGCCAGGTTCAAAAAACCCAGGCTTTCTACGCGTTGCGACTGTGGTCTTGAACCAACTTGTGTCACAAGGATCTAGTAGGGTATTGTTCCTGTTCTCAACAATAATGGGGGAGGTCAATGGGGATAAGGGGGGAGGGGGTAAGGTCCCGGAAACCTCAAGACTCGGTGCTCGAGGTGGGGGATTTAATGTCTCCCCAGACACTTCCTCTGTGGCCGGTAACACCGACGGCAGGGGGTTTAACGCAATGGATTCTATGGCTTGAGACTCATTCTCTTGTGCCACGTCCTGCG